TGTTCTTGGCCAGCTGCATGGCGTTCTCGGAGGTGGCCACGCGCGCGGCGTATTCCTTCTCCATGGATCCGGCGTACTGCTGGGCGTCGGTGACCTTGTCGAAGTTGGTTTTCAGCAGATCGAGGTTGGTCAGCAGCGGCGCGATCGCACCGATCGATTCGCGCCCGAACAGGGTGGTCATGGTGGCCGCCTGCGATGCCGCCGGCAGCTTCTTCAACCGCTCCAGCACCCCGAGGATCGCGCCGCCGGCATCCTTCTGCATGGCCTGGGCCATCGCGGTGGAGCTGAGGCCGAGCTTGTCGAACGCAGCGAGCTGCCGCTTGGTGGCGGCCTCGCCCGAAGACAGGGTGAGCAGCATGTTCTTGATGCCGGTGGCCGACACTTCGGACTCGATGCCCATGCCCGCCACGGTGGCGCCCAGGGCGGCCAGCGGGCCGCTCTGCAGGCCGGCCACTTCACCCAGCGCGCCGATGCGGTTCACGACGTCGCTGATCTTCTGCACGCTGGCCGGGCCGGTGTTGCCCAGGTAGTTGATCTTGTCGGCCAGGGTGACCACCTCGGCCTGGCCCATGCGGAACGCGGTGCGCCAGGTGGCCATGGTCTGGCCAGCATCCTCGGCGGTGGTGTCGAAGGCCACGCCCAGCTTGGTGGCGTCCTCTGCGAACTGCAGCAGCTCCTTCCGAGGGATCGACGCCTGACCGGCGGCAGCGACGATCTTGGCGATCTCGTTGGGCACCATCGGCAGGCGGCGGGACAGATCCTCGATGTCCAGACCCATCTGCGCGAACTGGCGTGGGGTATCGAAGTCGACCACCTTGCGCACGTCGGCCATGGCCGATTCAAACCCGACCGCCTCACCGACCGGCAGGACGGCCGCGTCGAGCGCCCTGCGGCCACCGAAGGCCATGCCTGCGCCGAGAGCCGTGGCTTTCAGGCCCGCGTTCTGCAGCGCTTGGGAGCGCTTCTGGGCGGCATTGAGCGCGGTCAGCCGCTTCTGCTGCTGCTCGATGGCTTCGTTGGCCCGGACGATGTCAGTGCGCAGGCGTCGCTCATGGGTGCCCAGCTGGCTGGTGCTGATGCCGGCATCGGCCAGCCGGGTGCGCAGTGCCTGCAGGCGCTCGGCATTGCGGCTGACTTCGTACTTCATCCGACCGGCGGTGCGGGTGGCGGCGGCGAACTTCTGCGCCAGCTCTTCGCTGGGCTGTTCGGCCGCGCGCATCTCTGCCGCCAGCTGCCGCACCTTGGCGCGCTGGTCCTTCAACGCTGCTGTCGATGCCTTGGACTTCTCCGCCAGCTCGCGGAATGCCGACACATCACGCTGCTGTGCGTTCAAGCCGCGCAGGGCCTCGCGCTGGGTGCGCAGCGAGGCGGTCAGGGTCTGGCTGCCGCCCAGGACCCGGCGCATCGGCCCGGTGGCCCTGTCAATCGCGTCCAGCAGGACGCGCAGCCGCATGTTCTCGCTCATCTACCTGGTCTCCGTATGTGAAAACGGCGCCCTCAATCCGGGGCGCCGCTGCGTTTCCGGGCGCGCTCGCGCCACTCCATCAGTTCCTCGACCGACCAGCGGTCCATTTCCGTGGGGGGCCAGTGGAAGACGCTGGCCACGTCGGCCATGGAGTCCTCTACGCGGTCGGGTAGCCCTGGGCAGTCGCCTGTTCCCGCGTCATGAAAAAAGCAGCCGTTTCCATGCCGAACTGCAGCAGGTCGGCCGGATCCAGCGCAGCGACGTCGCCGCTGGTCAGGGTCGGGTTGGTGATGCGCGGCAGCAGGGTGGCCAGTGCGCTGACATCCATGTTCAGCACCTCCACCAGCTTGAGGCCGCGCAGTTCGCCGGCGCCCGGGCGGCGAACGTCCACCGAGGTGATCTGGGTCTCGCCGCGCTGCAGCGGCTCTTCCAGGGTGATGGTGGCCTTGCGTGCGGCCTTCTGGGCGTTGGGGACGGTGGTGGCGGTCATGGGTCTCTCCTTCGGGGATGCAGGGGGAAGCGAGCGGGCGCGTGGCGCCCTTCGCGGGGTGTGGTGGGGTTACGCGCCGATGGCGTTGCGCAGGGCCAGCAGGCGGTCGATGCCGCCGACGTTCTCGACCATGTTCACCAGGTCCAGTTCGATCAGGACCTCGCCGTTCCAGGTCAGCTTGTAGTAGCTGCAGGCGGTGGTGACGGTGAACTCGGTGTCCGAGCCGGCCTCGCCATCGCCGAATTCCAGCCCTTCGTGGCGGCCGCGGATGACCACCTCGACCGCGTCGACCTGGCCGTTGTCGTCGCGCTGGTAGCCGCCGGCAAAGCGGATCTGCACGCCGTCGTGGCTGGTCTCGGCGTACTGGCGCAGGATCGGGCGCATCAGTCCGCCGTAGACCACCTTGATCTGGATCTCATCCTGGCCGAGGTCGATCTTCACCGGGCCGCTCATGCCGCCGCCACGGTAGGCCTCCATGATGCGTTTCAGCTCGGGCAGCGTGATGGTCTTGGCCTCGCCGAGGAAGCTCTCGCCGGCGGTGAACGTGTTGAAGCCTTTCAGTTTGCGGGGCAGGCCCATGGGGTTTTCTCCGATGAGGAGCCAAGGCGGTCAGCAGCTGACCGCCGTAGGCAGGGTGGGATCAGTTGGCGATGGCCGAGGCGAAGCTGGCCAGGTACTTGTCAGTGATGCGCTGGCGCAGCATCAGGTTTTCCAGCGGCGGGACCGGGGTGAAGTCGTAGTCGATGGTGAGCGCGCCGGAATTCAGCGTGGTCTGCGTGTTGGCGTCCGGGTCGTACCAGGCCTTGGCATCGATGATGTAGCCGCTGCCCTTCAGCTCGCGGAACTTCGCATTGATGCTCTCGATGATGTCCTTGATCAGCGAAGCGTGCATCGGCTTGTCGACGTAGACAGCCATGGCATCGGCGATGGTGTCCTTCAGGATCTGCGCGGTGCGCGTGGCAGTCTCGAATGCGAACAGCACATCGTCGCTGCAGGTACGCGAACCCCAGAAGCGGTAGCCGTTCATCTGGATCAGAGTGGTGACGTCGCCGGCATTGAGCACGCCGGCATCGCTGGACGGATCCTGCAGGTCGAAGAAGACATCGCGCGAGATGCCGGTGACGCCGTTGACCGGGACATTGGAAATGTTCTTGTGCCAGCCCTGTTCCTTGTCGATCAGCGCACGCAGGCCCAAGGCGCGGGCGACGGCGAAGGCCATGCCGATCTGGCCGGTGGTGCTGTCCAGCGCGGTGAAGTCCGGCCAGATGATCATCAGCTCACGCGCTGCGAACTGCTCGCGGTAGGCGGTGGCTTCGGTGACGGTCTTGGCGGTACCGGCGCTGATATAGGCCATCGCCCGCAGGCGCTGGGCGATCACCGCCAGCTCGGCGGCCACCACCTGGGTATCCAAGCCCGGCGCTCCGATGATGCGCGGCTTTACGCCCACCTGTGCTTCGGCTGCCAGCAGCGCCTGCAGGCCCGAGTACTCGCCGTTGGTCTTGCTGCCGATCACGGCCATGGACTGCTCGCCGTCGTTGTCTTCTTCCTTGACGCGCACGACCACCAGCACCGGCTTGGTCTGATCGGCGATGGCTTCCAGCGCTGCTTTGAGCGTGCCGGTGGCGCCGGCCTTGGTGATCGCGCCATCGATGTCGGTGATCAGCACCGGCTTGTTCAGCGGGAACAGAACCGCGTCGGCGGCATCGCCGGTGGCCACCAGGCCGATCACGGCGGTAGCCACGGTGCGGATGGCGCGGACGCCGGTATTCACTTCGACGACGCGTACGCCGTGATGGTAGTCCATGGGGTATCTCCAGTTAGCGGAAGCGGAGGGGGATGGTCAGGCGGGTGTAGCCACTGCCCTGGGTGACGTCGGTCCGGGTGCCCTCCACGTCCAGGACAAACGCGCCGGGGGCATCCCCCTGCGAGATCGAGAGCTTGCTGATGCGAAGCCGCGGCTCCCAGCGCATCAGCGCCGTGGCCACCGCGCCGTAGAGCAGCGTCCGGGTCTGGCCGGTGAACGGCTGATCGATCAGCTCGGGCATCAGCGAGCCGTAGTCGCGGCGCATCACACGGGTGTTGAGCGGTGTGGTCAGCACGTCGTTGATGGACTGCGCCAGGTGCTCGGCACCTTCGATGGCGCGACCGGTGGTGGCGGACATACCGCGCATCAGAGGTCGTCCGGCAGTGACGGCGGCGGTACCGGCATCGGAATGCTCAGATCACAGCCGTCGAAGTGGGTAGCTCTGGCCTGCAGCGTGGCCGACAGCTGGCCAATGGCCGCCGCCAGCGCGGCCAGCTGCGCAACGTAGGTCGTGTAGGGCTTCACGTAGGGCGTCAGGAACGCGGTGATGAAGTCCTTGATCCAGGTGACGATCTTGGACGGGTCTGCACCTGGAGCGGTCAGCAGGGCCAGGATCGGCGCCAGCAGCGCGATCTGCTGGTTGATGGCGGCCAGCGATGCGTTGAGCGAGCCGAGCGCGTCCTCGGTAAAGGCCTGCAGCTCTGCACAGGTCTGCACGGCACCGGCACGGCGTTCCAGCTCGGTGAAGAACTCGGTGTTGATGAGGGCGGAGCCTTGGGGAAGCATGGGCGGCCTCAGTAGATGTTGGTGATGACGCCGTCCGAGACCATTACGGTCTGGCCGGTAGCCGTGGTGAACGAACCGCTCGCACCCGTGCCTGCCGAGACGTTGCCCGCCGCTGCGACGCTGCCGGTTGTCTCGATGCCACCCGTAGCGATGACGGCCAGCTTGCTGCCCGGCGGGAGATTGATCTCGTAGCGGTGCAGGGTTTCGTTGTAGGAGAGCGTGCCGCCGTCGCCGTGCTGCACGATGTGCAGGTCCGCCTTGTTGGCAGGTGCCGGATATGCGTCAGAGTTGAGGCCGAGCAGGGCAACAGCGTTGGCGGTGTCGCCCTCGGGCGAAAGCAGGATCACCTGCTCGCCCTCGCTTGGCGCGGACCAGGTGCGGGTGGTGCCGGCCCGCAGGGAGATCCACGGGATCCAGTTGGTGGTCAGCTCGCCCGAGGTGACGCGGCAGCGCTCGGCGTCGACGTCCACCGCCGAAACGGTGCCGTTTCGGATCAGATTGGAGATGAGGCGTGCGAGGTCGAGAGCCATATCCCCATGCTGCTCGTGCGCGCGGGAGG